ATAGATAGCAGCAGTTGAAGAGATAGATCCCCATGAAGAAAGTCCTGTATCCCATGCATACATGGCATTATCTACTGAGTTCCAGTAAAGAGCTCCCTCAAGAATCGCATTTCCATCGTTATCTAATGTTGGAGGAGTTGACTTTGCACCAAGATAACGATCATCAAAGTCATCATAGGTTGTGGCTGCTGCTGCTGCGCTCGCAGCTGCTGCTGTAGCAGAACCAGCTACTGCATCTACGTATGTCTTAGTAGCGGCATCGTTAGCACTTGTAGGAGCACCTAGATTAGTTACCTTGTGAGTGTTAGCATCTAGGTTACCTAGTAATTGACCTGTAGTTCTATTGACATAGGTTCCAGATAAAGATACAGCACCAGTGTTGCCATCAACAGATAGGACCGCATCAGGCGGTGTGAGTAACTCTGCCCAGTTGGCAAGGGTTGAGGCAGGTGATGCTGTCAAAATAAAAGACTTGCTTACGTCTGTACGAATTGCAATTTCGCCAACATCAGAAGGCAAAGCAAGCATCGCTGCTTGAGATGCCACTACATAAACATTAGATATGGCTAGTGCTGGTAGTTGGCTTGTAGGTAACTTGCCAGTGCCATCAAGAGATGCAAGACCATTGTTAGCACCTTTTTGAGTTGCAATATAATTAAGAGTTACAGCATCTTGAACATTTACTGGATCTGCAAGGTTAATAATGTTTTGGCTATTAAGAGATACAGAAGCGGTTGGAGCAGCCATCTGATCTAGACGAGATGTGCGTACCTGTGTGTCAAAGTCTGAAATGGTTGAGGCTGTCTGAGTTCCTGTGTGGTTAGCACGTGCTATTGGATCTACAGCCAACTTGCTTAAGGCAATGTTTGCAGTAGCAGAAATATCAGAGTCTACGATAGTTCCATCTACGATATCTGTAGATGTAATGGTTCCGTTAAGGTCTAGTTTGCTCTTAGCAATAGCAGCTGTAGCACTAATGTCAGCATTTACAATGGTTCCATCAGCAATCATTGTTGAAGTGACTGTGCCTGTGTCTGCTTGAGTTACTGCAGTACCTGCGATCTTAGAAGCAGCAATAGCGGCTGCGCCCGAAATGTCCGCATTCACGATAACGCCAGCAGTAATACCTGTGTTGATGGTTACGTTGCCGAGGTTAGTCATCGTAGCCGAACCAGCAATATCTCCATCAATCGAGATAACTGGATCGTTTACATCAAAATTAACCTTACCTGTGGCATCGTCATAAGTTACTGAAATGCCTGACTCTGTGTTGCCAGAGAACATATCTCCAACAGCATCTTGTGCTGCTTCTGTAAAGTCAGAGACAGCAGCTGAGGTAAGGGTTCCACCACCAGCAGCATTAGTGTGGTTGTGGGTCGCATTAGTAAATGATGCGATAGTTGGAGTGACAATTGTAGGGTTTGTGTTGAAGACTAGTGAGCCAGTACCAGTCTCATCTGAGATGACCGAAGCCAACTGAGCAGAGGTGGTAGCAGCGTGAGCTGTAAGGTTACCTTCTTGGTGTGTATTGGCTTCACGGAAGTCACGGCCGATAGCCATGTGACGAACCTTTGCACCAGCAGAGTGAGCAATTGCTGCAGTTCCATCGATGTTACGATTAACTGTTAATGTGTTGCTACCTGGGTTAGAGGGAGCAATTACATCGACAATTTCTTCGAGCGAAGTATCTGGGTCAATGACAATAGTGAAGGTTTCACCTGCTGCTGGGGTGATGCTACCAAGCAAACCCGCTGCAGAGTTGACAACCATCGTTGTCTGAGAGGAGTTCATCGCTGATGTAAGCGTGGTCTCCTGAGATGTAGAGAGATATTTACGTATTGTCATTAGTACCTCGTGTAGTGGATTCGGACTGGGTATTGGCCACGCAACTTGCCTGCTTCCTCGGCAAGGCGTTGCTGGTAAAGTGCGAGCATAAATCGAGCAGCATTAGAGCCAGAGCCAAATTGAATTTTAGTATCAGCTTGGTCTGCCTCGGCAGAAGTAAATGTAAGACGGCCTGGATCGATAAAGGAGGCTAGACGATAAGAAGCCCCATAAACAATAACATCTTTAGTAGATGAAGGTAATCCAGTTACCGTTTCAAAGACATCGTTATTATTAACAAGAATGCTAGGTTCTTTACTGTACGTTACCTGTACAGTCCGACCTGGGGTAATACGGTCATAAACCGAAATAGTTTGACCAGTAGCGTACGTAGCTGAATTAGCCATTTTATCGTGACGCCATTGTTTGACAGGCATCCATTCCCCGGTAGGGCCAGGAGTGTCCCAGGATACCCCTAAAACGTCGTCTATGGCCGATGGGAGGCTGTATGTCGACTGGGTGGCAGTAAGACTAAAGGTTGTTTTATCTACTCCAAAAAGCTGGGGAAAGACCGCTTTGATGCTGTCATTGATAGCCCTCTTGACAGAGAGTCTAGGGAAGGTAGGGGAGATAGTTACCTTGGTGTTAGTGGTGTGGCTAATAGCCGTTGTGCCTTGATAGCCACGACCGTATGGAGCTGCAGTTGCTGTGCTCGACACGCGGTCATAACTATCCAGCCAAATCATTTCATCGTCGATTTCGACAACACCCTTGCCAATATTGGACACGCTACCTAGGTTCAAGATTAGAGCTGAGGAGTTGATGTCGGCAGTAAGGTGAGTGGTGCGATCTTGTCGCATCGTATAGCCATTAAGATTTAGGAGAACTTCATCTACCAAATTGGCAAGAGTTGATGTCATTAGGACGATATCCTTCTCAGAGCTTCGGGTGCAGCAAGACCATCGGTTCCTGCTAGCACATTACAAATACCTTGGATGTCAAGGAAGGTTTTGGGATCCGTGCGTCCATCTTTACGATTAAGCGCGCCTTGGATGCTTTGGCTAGTTGTGCCAGCCCATTGATTAGCAGCAAGACTGTCTCCCACAACGTTTAGTGGAGTTCTGTAAGTACCACCATTAGCAAGTCGATTTAGTTCAGCACTAAACGGGGAACCTGTATTTCCGACTGCCATTATCTATACCTCGCTGTCTTTCGAGCAATTGATTTAGGTTGTTTGGAGAACTGTTTACCAGACTTGGTATCACGACGCTTCTTAGCAGAAGTAGCCGCGTACTCTTTCTTGCTTAGAGCCTGACGTGCCTTCTTAGGCAAGTAACGCTCTCCAGTTGCTTTAGAACCTTGAGTGCTAGGTTTACCAGATCTGGTTCCCCACTCTTCTTTAGTCCATTTAGATAAAGATTTTTGTTTGCTGGATTTGCTACCTGTGTAGCCACCACCAGCCTTCTTGTACTGTTGTGCTACAAGTTGCGCTTTACGCGCTGACCATTGTCCAGGTCTACCGCCTTTGGAACCAGCAAGAACTCGTTTCTTAATGGATTCACGTAGACCTGGTTTGGTGTATGACATTGTTACTTCTTGCCACCTAGTAGTCCAGGGAATAGACCCTTTGGATTCATTGGCTTAGGTGACTTAGATGTGTACTTCTTAGGAGCAGCTTTCTTAACAGCAGCCTTCTTTACAGCAGGCTTGTTAGCGTAAGCGGCACGAGCAGCATCTGGAGACTTAGCTGCAGGAGCAGCCTTAGCACGAGCAGCGGCTACGCGCTTAGCACCGTACATACGATTTACACCTTGGATGAACTCAGCACGAGCACCCTTAGGGGTCTTACCTGCCTTAGCAAGTGCCTTAGTCATACCCATCTTTTTAATTTTATCGATTGTTGCTTGGCTTACAGGAGTGTAAAGTCTTTCTCCCTTAGCGCCTTTTCCTCCACCTTTTGGAAGCCCTCTTTTTGGAAGCCCTCTTTTTGCGCCAGCTTTCTTGGCTGCGCTTCTATCAAATGATTTTGACATTACCATTTCACCTTATCTGCCCAATATGCGGCACTCATTTTTCCTTTGGATATATTTCTACGATGACGCGCCTTGAAACTTTTGCGTTTCATCTTCATACGTTGTGACTCTCCAGCTTTAGGTTTGCCAGCTGTGCTAGCACCCTGTTCTCCAAAGCGGATTGTTCTTACTTGTTCACCCTGCTTAGCCACAACTACATGAGACTTTTTTGGGTGGGTAGGGGTACGTTTAGGTTTGTTAAAGCCTGAAACTCCTGCTCTTGCGAGCCTAGGATCTCTTTTGCTTGCCATACTCTCCGTACTTTCCTAATACTGCTCTTACGGTTCCGTTCTTATTTAGACGAACCACTTTCCCGTCCTTAATCTGGACAGAGTTAAAACCGTGATGGGTCTTATGTTGTCCCGATGACATAACTACCTTACGTACTTTCCAGGATTCTTGTTTTTACTTGGGACAGGTTTGTTCAAAAGAGTTGACTTAGAAATGGGATCCATTTTTGCAATCTTACGCATTCTAGTGCGACCCTGTTCTGCTTTTTGCTGACCAGTCAACTTACCTACAGTAGATGCTGCTTTATTGGTTGCTGCGTAATTATTGATATTGTAGAAAGAATTACGGCCACCCATGTTTGTTGGTTTTGCTGGCACAGCAGAAGTACTTGCTGATCCGGTGATTCTCTTAATTTTCTTTTCGGCCATTATTTCTTTTTCGCTTTCTTCTTAACGGCTTTCTTCTTGGCCTTCATCATCATGGCCTTTTCTTCCATTTTCTCAGCCTTTGCATACATCTTGGCTGCCTTCTTACCCTTAGCTGTGTAAGGGAACTTCTTTCCGCTAACCATCGGCATTATATTAACCCTCCTGTTGAGTCGTCCGCTTTGAACGCCTTTCCTGCTCTGTTACTTACCTCAACTGCCACTTGTATATCTTTCATACGAGTTGATGACGGTTGAATCCCTTGTGCTCTAGCATCTCTATAAGCCTGCAACTCAGCATCCCACTTCTTGGTGGACATACTGGTTCTAGTTGATGCTTCTCCTGCGTTAAGGCTTATGCCTAGGATTTTGCATCCAAAGCAACCTTCTACATCTGTAGGATGTGTACTTCTGTGTAACATGTTCCCCCTATACAGTTTCTACTGTGTACCCCGCTGCTTCTAGCGATGCTTTTTCTGCAGATGAAATTTCATAACGGTGACCACCCAAGTAATACAAGTCAGCATTAGCCAAATCTTCAGCATACGGAAAACGTTCTTGACGATAGACATCATTCTCCTTGATTACAGTGATACCACGTTCCAGTTTATATCTGTAGTGCAGTACGTTGTCTCCTGCAGGTCCTTCAGATACTGTTGGTGGTGTGAAGTAGAAAGCCATAGTTCTCCTTTAATGAACTCACCACTAGGCAGGGTTTCCCCTGCCCAGCAGTCAGTTAATTAACTAAACGGTTGGACGAACAGACGATGCTGTTTCGATACGCCATAGAGATTCTGAACGGTAACGGTTCCATCCAAGTACGCCGTACCAGCCGATTGGGCGGAGACGCATTAACTTGTCTGTAACTGGACCGATAACTGTGTGTGGTTCTTCTGCAACTGCTTCTGCAAGAGCCTGTTGACCCATTACGAATGTTGAGAACACACGAACCTGGCTTCCGCCAGATCCTGAACCAGCCTGTGAGTTTGGTAGGCGTGGTGACTCTACGAAAGCAACGCCTTCGTATGTTCCAAGCTCACCTGCGTAGATGTTTGAGGTATCTACGTACTCGTGTGGCTGACGCCATCCTGCAGTTCCTGTCTCAGCACGAAGATCGTGTGAAACCTCTGGGTGAATGTAGGAAGCGTATAGAGAACCACGGCGTGGCACAACGTTTGCTGCGCGAAGCTTGGCTACTGCGTAGCGGATATCGCGTGACTTGATTGTGTCAGAACCAGTGATGGTTGTGATTGCTGCAGAGGTGGAAAGTGATCCAGCGGATTCGCGGATTACCTGTGATCCACCATTTAGAACATCACGGACAACTGTGTCGAGTGAGTCATTCATGTTGAATGCAACAATGTTTGCAAGAGCTGGCTCTACATCAGCGAGTGAGAAGAGGTCGAGCTTGCGAGTTGAAATGATTGAGTTACCATACTCATTGAGGGTAACTGCGACTGTGCTTGTTGCAGGAATTGCAACAGCATCTGGATCAACAGTTTCTGTCAATGGTGAGGTAGCTACTGCGAGGTCATTGTAAAGTTGGAACAATACAGATGAACCTGCGTGGGATTGCTGTGCAGGCTTCTTGTCAGCTGCAGCACGGAATGACGGAACGGAACGAAGAGCGAACTCTACGAGCTTGTCATACGCCTGAGTAACAAGGTTAGCACCGACAACTGTACCCGCTTGACCTGCTGGCAAAGCAGCAGAGGTATACAAGTTAGGCATTTACCTATCCTTTTTGGTCGAAGTGGCTACGATTGTGAACCGTAGATAAGTTTTAGGATTTCATCTTCAGAGTTAGCATTGTTAATACGAAATGCTATATCTTCAGACTTGTCGGGGGATAAAGCACCACTTGTTACAGCATCTATCTGTCGCAAAGCTGCGACGTCACGCTGACTTACTTCCTGCTCTGGTTTAACTTCAAAGCCGAATACATCGGCATTGTTGTCTAACCAAGCTGCGATAGCTTCTTCCGAAGCATCCAAGTCAGATGGTACAAATGCGGCAACCTTTGGGTTTACGCCACGGGACGAAAATACGTCCTTCAAAATCCGCTCTCTTTGGGACTTGCTGAG